GTGTAGTTCACTATATTGATACGCAGACTTACAATGCAGGACAAGTTATTAAATATAAAGTTTATGTAAAGGTTAGTGTTAGTAGCGCAAACCTTGAACTAGGACAAAACAACTTATCAGGAAACACTGGTGTAGATAACCACATGCAAGGCTTCTTGATGGAATACGATAATTCGTGAGGTAATTATGGCTAGTATACAAACAAGAACACTTAACGCTTTGATGCCTAATACTGATTATGTAACTCACGGTGAAATTTCTAGCGCAGAAGATTTAACGACTGTTATTGAGTTTGTAACAGGCGCAGATTCAGCCGGAACAGCAATAACTCAGGCATGGGATGAAAGCAATGATGAATACTCTCCGTTTACTTACGCAGAGTACACAGCAAAATACACAGAAATTGAAAACGCAGAACCTATGAGGTTATTGCGTGTAGAGCGTGATAGACGTTTAGCCGAGACAGACTGGATGGCTGGTTCGGATCTAACTATGTCATCAGCTTGGACAACTTATCGTCAAGCATTACGAGATGTACCTGCACAAGAAGGCATAACAGGTTTGGATGATGTAACATGGCCAACGAAACCGGAGTAATAGTATGGGAGTAAAAGTAAAAAATAATGCTTTCGGTACTATATCAGCTGGTATTAGTACTTCTGACACTACTATTACTCTTGATACAGGACAGGGTGCACGTTTTCCTTCGCTTGGCTCTGGCGAGTACTTTTTTGGTACTCTCGTTGATACCAGTAATAATCTTGAAATTGTAAAAGTTACTGCTCGTTCTACGGACTCTATGACTGTAACTCGTGGTCAGGACAATACTACAGCTCGTGCTTTTGCTATTGGTGATAGATTTGAGTTAAGACCTACCGCAGCTTTGTTTGAAGCGATACAATCTGAATCAGCTGTTGCAGACGGCGACTACGGTGATATTACTGTTAGTAGCTCTGGAGCTACATACACTATAGACAACGGAGCAGTAACAGACGCAAAACTAGCAAGTACATTAGATTTATCAAGTAAAACTGTAACACTTCCTGCCGATGTAGATGGGGCACAAGGGTTTATTGTAAGCTCTAGGTCTTACAATTCAGGTTACGGCTCTGGGGCTAGAACTTCCGCATCAGGCTCATCGTGGGGTACAATCGCCATAGGTGGTACTAACAGAGATTCTTTTGCTCCCTCTGACAACGCCAATATTCGTGCATTTGTAAAACGCCGGGATGATACACACCTTCGTATACGTGGCTTTTTCCCCATGTACAACAATAATGGCGGCGCTGGTTGCGGCATCCGTGTGAAGATGGTGTTGTCAAACACTTCTTCTGTGTATAACTCTGGCTCAAACTATTTTACTGTCGGTTTGCTTACAAACGGTATGGCGGACGGCTGGGGTATGGATGGTTACGGCGGAGTACACACTGCTGTTATACCTATCTACTATGATACTGCTCATGGCGGCGGAACTGGGCAAAGCAGCACTGATACATCAAATGTTTTAGCGTATACAGGGACATTACATTTCTATTTTGAGGGGTATACATGGAGTAGTGCCGACACTGTTTATTGGGTTGATTACAGCTCTGCTTATCCAAAAAATGCCACTTGGGTTGTAGAGGAGTATATAGCATGAGTAATCCGGTTATGGAGGAACCTGTAGAAGGTAGAGCTGCACGAGCGCTTGGCCCTAATGGAGGCTGGTCTCTTGTAGGTCATTTTACATATGAATGTTTGGAGTGGGATGAAGAAGCCGCTGGTGTGCCTAAGCCTACCGAAGCAGAGTGGAACGCAAAAATCGCAGAGCTGTCGGGTGAATAAAAAGACACTTCTATATATGTTGCCAAATGGCGCATTTGTTAGGACAGAAGATCCGCCAGAAGGTGCAATTATTGTAGAAGAGCCAGAACTTCCTGATGAGCCAGAAGTAGGTGTGGAAGATCAAACCAGAGCAGTATTGGGTTTAGAGGATGAGTAAAAAAATGACGACAGCAGAACTTCAGCAAGAATTACTTAAGCATGAAGCTGTTTGTGCTGAGCGTTATGATATGATCATTTTCCGAATCACAAGACTCGAGCGGATAATGCTAGCAGCCGCTGGATGTTTAATAGTTGGACTAGCATCTATTCTAACAGCAATACTTATAGGAGGTTGATATGCCGGGATATGGAATGAAGAAAGATAAAAAGAAAAAGCCAATGGCTTCTTATGGATCAGGTGGTAAAGTGTTTAAACCTTGCCCCGGATGTAAGACAAAGAAAGCGTGTAACGCAGCAAATAAATGTATGAAAAGTGTTTATGGTAAGTAATTAACAATGGAATCTGTTTATGTTGGAGTATGTAGCAGCGGCGAATGCGGCCTATTCGGTCATTAAATCTGCCGTCCAAAATGGGCGGGAGCTAACTTCCGTTGGTAAACAGATTGCGGCTTTTACAAATGCTACAGACGATCTAGCTAAACATGCACAACGAAGAAAAAATAGCATATGGTCAAACTTCACAGGTAAAGATGAAAGTGACCTAGAGGAGTTCATGGCTTTAGAAGAACTAAAGCAAAAAGAAAATGAACTCAAACAAATGATGATATACCTTGGTCGTCCGGGGCTTCACAGTGACTATGTCAAGTTTTGTGTCGAAGCTAGGAAACGAAGGCAAGAAGATGCCAAAGAACGAGCTAGAAAGTGGGAAGAACTTAAAGAAAATATATTGTTAGCTATCCTTTGGTTTCTAGGTGTCGCTGTATTATGTGCAGTTACTTTCGGAACTGTATATGTTTTAAGGAAGCGGGGGATAGTATGACTCAGAAAAAACTTCAGAATAATTCTAAATTAAACCCTCTTGATACTGATGGTGACGGCGTGGTTGATGATCACGAGCTACATGTTGCCGAAGTAGAGCACGATCTCCGAAAACAGCGAGCACAGAGACGCATGGCTACAGCTAGTCTAGTAGCTATGGGCGGGTTTACTATGGCTATGTTTTTTGTAGATATAGCTAGAGTTCAGGCTTTATCTGATATTAGTAATCTCTTTTACATCACAGGTGGCGGCGTTGTTGCAGCTTATATGGGTACATCTGCATGGGTGCAAAAGAAATAAAATAGTGTATATACAATGATATGGCTACAAAACTAAATGAAAATACTGAAGTTGCATTACCACTTAGAAATATTATTACTATGGTGGCAGCAGCTAGTATTGCAACGTGGGCGTACTTTGGGATCATAGAGCGGCTTAATCAAATGGAAACAAGTATTACCATGATGGAAGCCGATCAAGAACAGAATACAGAGTTTAGAATTAAGTGGCCTCGAGGTGAGATGGGCAGTTTGCCTGCTGATTCTGAGCAGTTCATGTTGATAGAGCATTTAGCAAAGGAGCTAGAAAAACTCCAAACTCAAATAGAAAGTGGTCAAGCACCGTATGATCAACAACAAAAATTGACTTTGGAATTTTATGAAAAACGTATAACAACTATAGAAGAAAACATAGAAAAGATGAGGAATGGAAATAAACCATGATAGAGCTAGTCTTTGTGTTACTTCTATACAGCAATGGAGAAGCTATAGAATACACACCCTATGATAAATTATCAGAGTGTTTGTCTACTAAAAGGACAATTAAACGTAATGTTAACGGTGGTGTAAACTTTGATAACCAGTGGAAATGTAAAGAATTAAAAGTAAAGCTGGAAAAAAGATCAGATGGGAGTTATGATATAGTAGAACTTATGGAGGAGTAACGTATGTTACAAACACTAATAGGGCCAGTTACTGGCTTACTTGACAAGTTCATAGAGGACAAAGATCAAAAAGCGAAGCTCGCTCACGAGATCGCTACGATGTCTGAAAAACATGCCCAGCAGATTGCGCTCGCTCAAATTGAAGTTAATAAAGCTGAAGCAGCATCTGGGTCATTGTTTAAAGGCGGCTGGAGACCAGCAGTTGGGTGGGTTTGTGCGATTGCGTTCGCATACCACTTTATCCTAAAAGATTTAATTGTATTTGGATGCGCGGTAGCTGGTGTAGATATGCCAGAACTACCTGAATTTGATATGGGTACACTCCTAACTGTCCTCGGCGGAATGCTAGGAATCGGTTCACTTAGAACCTACGAGAAACAGAAAGGACTTACCAAATGAGTTTTTCACTATCACAGAAAAGCCTAGATAGGCTAAACGGAGTAGACAACAAACTAATACAAGTTGTCAAATCAGCTATTGATTATACTAAAATTGACTTTGGTGTAACTTGTGGTCTTCGAACTGTTGAAGAACAGCAGCAGTTAGTTGACAGCGGTGCATCACAGACAATGAACAGCAAACATATTGGTGGTACAGCTGTCGATGTGGTTGCATATGTCGGGCCAAGAATTTCTTGGGAACTTAACTTATACGACGATATTGCTGATGCTTTCAAAACAGCAGCTATGGAACATGATCTTGGTCTCCGTTGGGGAGCAGCATGGCACATACCAGACATCCGAGAGTGGCAAGGATCTATGGAAGAAGCTATGAATGCTTATACTGATTTACGTAGACGACAAGGTAAGCGACCATTTATCGACGCTCCACATTTTGAGATTTCATAATGGCATCAGTAAAGCTCATAAAGTTTTTAGGTGAAGCTCCGAAAATATCCTCAGAGTTGTTACCAGATGGTGCAGGTCAAACAGCTTTTAATGTTAAGCTGTACTCAGGTGATCTACTTCCATATCGAACTCCGGTAATTGTAGATAACACAGAGCGAACAGGTACTATAAAAACTTTACATGCTTTACGTAATTCAGATAACAGTCTAGCTTGGCTGTCTTTTGCTAATGAGGTAGATATTGCTACTGCCTCTTCTTCAGAAGATAACGAACAAAGATTTTATTATACAGGCGACGGTGTTCCTAAAGTATCTAACTATGAGTTAGCTACCAATGGGAGTGAGCCGTACCCAGTTACCAATGGGTACTACGAATTAGGTCTTCCCCTTCCTGATACAGAACCCACAGGTGCGGCCACATCTTTTAGTGTTGTTAGTGCTACGCACTATGAGCGTGATTCAGGTAACACAGCAACATTTTACGGATCAAGTGCACATAATCTTCGTACAGGAAATATTGTAACAATTAGAGATTTTGGTACGTCTGATGAAGCTAAATCATTTAACGGCACTAACGTAGAAATTACAGTCATTAGCGATAATAATTTTCAGTATTTTAGCCCCGGTGATCAAGTATCTAAAACTGCTAATACCTCAGGTCGTGCAGATCTAGCCGGTAATACACAAATTCGTACATACATTTTCACATGGTTTACACCTTGGGCTGAAGAATCTATTCCTAGTCTTCCTTCAAACGAATCATATGTAAAAGAAGGGCAGACGCTTACAGTATCTAAT